ATATATCAGCACTCTTATCTTTGTTTATATCATATATTTTCAAAGACTTCAAAAACTCACCCGCACCCATTACTGTGCTACCCGTAGGAGTAAAGAAATAAAGTTGTGCCAAGACCTCGTCCGGAATTTCGGGAAAAAGTTCTTTATATGTACTTAAACTATATTTCCTAACGAATATTGAACCAGATATTTGGGTTTTAAAAATGATACGATAAAAATCTATATCAGGATGATGCAACTCTGCATTCAACAGTATCTTCATAAGTCCCTCGAGAGACAGATCTGAATATCTCCCAACAAGTTTCCCATAGGATTTGGAAGTACCGTCGGTTGAGGGATTATGATATGTATACATCATAAACTCCACAGGATAACACCATCGCAGGTATTTTAAAATGCTACTTTTAGATGCTGGAGGAAGAACATTTTTTAAATATTCGTATTTGTGATGTAACAGACTTTCGTATATTTCCAGTTTATCTCTTTTAATAAATTTCTTCTTTTTATTTTCTCTGGATTTTATCTTGAACTCATGAGCATCAGCTTTTCGTTTTTTCCCATCTTTCTCCTGTTTATCAATCTCAGGCAACCACTCTTCTAGGATAGCGAGTTCCTTAAAGTTGTCATCAGTGGGGTGCTTGAGAGATTTGATTTTTGCGATACGACTTTCTACTTGTTTCGTAGTGCGGTAGCTTTTACTCATAACAATAGATTATTAAAATTACGTATATATTTATCAAAAAGATGATAAAGATTTAAATCAAATTTTCTTGCACTAAACATCATCGGCTCTTCTTATTTTTCCATCGACAAAAACATACCCGGGACGTAATGTCAATGGTCTCCCCGCTTTCCGGTCTTTCTTACCCGCATTATATGCCATAACCAATCCTGCCATAAAATTCGCTACCCATGGTGGTCTTTTCTTACCGTTGTAACCAGCGAGGTAGCACTGTTCTTCTTTCTTTGTCATGATGTTCTTGCGTTAATTTCATTGTTTAGATTCTTTCAATTGTTTAAGATATTCGTCTCGTTCTTTATAATACGCGCGACATATCTCAGGATAATTATTCACCCCGCTAACTCCATCTTTACAGTTACCTGTTATTTCAGTTTGTATATAAAATCTGCGATATTTAATACAGTAAAGGTCAAATTGTTCTCCATAGGGTGGATCAATGACATTGTTGATATAATCGATCCCTCCACAGTTATCTCTAAAAAGAGTATAATCCCAGCGAGCAAATTTGCAATCTTCACATGGAACTGCACACATAGTCATCAATATTACTATTATTCTCTTCCTTTGTAGGTTACCAACATCTGATTATCCATATTTAAATCAATAACCAAAATAATCATCATCATCTAACATAATTTGCTCATTACACTCTGGACAATCTATATATTCGTGATGAATGTACATATCATCTTCTGCTTTGTAAACATCATCTTTTCCAAAATTTAAGATTGTTCCACAAGTAGGGCATTTGACTACATATTTCGTGTAGTCTTCAACATTTTCACAAGAGTGTCTTTGAGATAATTTATTAATCATATTCTAAATCAATTTTTCAAGGCAATATTCTATCGCAGTGTTACACATTTCTTCATAGCTTTCATAAACCCATCCTTGGTGATATGTTTCATTACATTTTGCTACGATTATTTCGACATCCCAAAGAAATTTTTCATAGTCGAGAACACTATGTATAACCGGAACAATAGCAATTCCTTTCTCTTCTCTCAGCCACTTCATGGCCATTTGGAGTGAAACATGAGGAGCCACCATTGTCAATGCTTCAGAATCAAAAGGAACTTCTGGAGTATATTCTTTGTTAGGGACAGTGTAACTATTGTTCTGTTTCCACTCATCTCGATCTTGGTCTGAATAAAATGGAGATTCAAGCCAATCAAACCCCTTCTCCTTAAGGAGTTTTGCCACTTCGAAGCTAACGTAATCTTCTGTTATCATACTAAATTTTCAATATTGGAAATTGCTTTACGAATTTTTCTTACCATGTATTTTTCACGGTTCAATTTTCTTTTATCTGATGCCGTGAAAGGTTCTTTACTACGCAAACGTTCAACAATTGCTTCATGACGTTGTAGGGAAGTGCGTTTTTTACATAGCTGTTCTGCTTTTTGAATGTCATCCATGTCTAAATCAAGTTTTCAATGCAATACTTTATCGCTACTTCAGCGGCCTCTTCGTAAGATTTTCCTTGATAGTCAAATCTCAACGCTTTCTGATAAGTGTCAGTGTTTTCATCAGTTTCGTCAAACATAGGGTTTATATTTCCCCACCACGAGTCCTTATCATAATCATATATACTTCTGACTTCTAGTTTATATATTTCCCTCAACCACTTCATTGCTCTTGCTTGACTAATGGTAGGAACACAAAGATGTGGCGCTTCGGTACGTGAAAAATTCTCGATTGTATCCTGTCTATGGTTTGAATCAAATATGTTATAACCAAGATATTCACATGACATATCAAACCCCTTCTTTTTCAAAAGAAGCGCCGTTTCAAAACTAACATAATATTCAGCAATCATATTTTACTCTACTTTATTCTACTATGTTTATACCATAAGCAATATATAAGAAATGGAAATAAAGATATTGGCCAAACTAATCCAAGAAGTGCCCAAGGTGATGGATTTAAACCATCCTGCATAGGAAGCTTGCACTTATCTGCAATATGATCAATAAGAATCCCCATCGGAATCCATGTAACTATTATGATAAGAAATAAATATATTCCAGTTTGCATATTCTATTCAGTTTTACATTTCTTTAGCGATTTCGTGTTGTTTTATACAATATTAATTATTAAATATGTGAGTAAAATTTAATGTTTTCACTCGAAATCACAATTATATTAATATGAATAGTGTATTTAATCCAATAAAAGAAGATAAAGATGGAGTATTGGCGAAACGAACAATATGGTCTACCGAATCGATTAAGATGGCTCTAAAAGGTCTTGAACAAGGTAGAAAGTTAGTTTCAAATCCATTTTATGAAAACAATTCACAGCTCCTTAAAGGAGATCTTGTGTTTGAAAGAACTCCGGAGGAATTAGAAGAATGGAAACATTGTGCGAAAGATATAGTGTACTTTGCAGAAAAGTATTGTAAGTTGATGACTCCCCTAGGAATCCAACATATCAAGCTTCGTGATTATCAAAAGAGATATCTCGAGTTCCTTACTCAAAATCGACTTACGATATACTTAGCCTGCCGCCAAGCATCAAAGACAACCACATCCGCAATATATCTTCTTTGGTACATCCTTTTCAACTTTGATAAGAACAGTCTTGTTATTGCAGACGTACGTAAACACGCCGTAGAAATTCTTGATAAAACAAAAAAGATCTTTTATGAAATTCCTTACTTCCTCAAACCCGGTGTTTATAAATGGAATGAAGGCGAAATTGTAATGGATAATGGATGTAGAATCATGGCGAGTGCAACAACTGTGACCGCTGCGATCTCTTATACATTTCATGAGATTCTATGGGATGAGGCTGCTCACTTAAAGCCAGCTTTTATGGAGAAATTCTATAATAATCTATTTCCTACCATCACAGCGGCGAAGGCTAAGTTCATGATTACATCTACTCAGGGGGGATATAATCTTTTTTATCGCCTTTATAAAGCAGCGGAAGCTGGGGATAACGAGTACAAGGCATTTAAAACCGATTGGTATGAGGTGCCTGAATGGAACCCTGAAACTCAACAATGGGAAAAACGAGACGAGGCTTGGAAGAGACTTCAAATAGCAAACTATGGTAGCGAAGAAGCATTCAATAGTCAGTTTGGAACGGATTTCGATGTTGATGTAAAAACACTCATCAATAAAAGAACATTAAGAAAATCCCAAGAATCCGTACAAGAATTTATCAACAAAGATCTTCCAGGGGTGTCCCTAAGTGAAAACTATTATTGGAAACCCGATTACGACCCACAGTCACAATTGAGAAATGATTATATATTATTACTTGGAGATCTCGCTGAGGGAATAGAAAAGGATTATACTCATTTTAATATATGCCGGCTTATCGAACCTGAATCAGATAAACTTGAATGTGTGGGGTATTATCGAAGTAATGATGTGGATCGAAAAGACATAGCGAAATCCCTTATGGAACTAACTGCGATACAATGTGATGTAAACAAAACACTATTGTCATTTGAAAGAAACACATATGGTGAACTCTTCCTTAAACATATAGAGGATTTTGATGAAAAAAATGCAGTTCCTGGATTCGATAAAAGCATATTAGTTAAGTTCTTTAATGAGAGTGGAACGAGATTTGAGTATGGAGTAAGGATAAGCAGAGGAAATAAAAACAATCTATGTTTGTTGTTTAAAGAAGATTATGAGAAAGGGAGAATCATTAATCAGTCAACAGTGTTCTGCAACGAACTTCTTAACTTCAGTGATACGGAAGATAAAGGTGTGTGGAAAGCAGCATTTGGTCATGATGATGACGTGATGTCCATGATACAATATGAAGCTGTTAAGAAAACCCTTCAATTTACCCTCCTTAAACAAGAATTTGATTCTACAGCATCTCACCCGGAATCTGATAAGAATTTCAATCCATATGGAACAATATATGATGACCCTACTCAGGACGGGGTGTATAATAGGTATATTGAAAGTGGATTTAGAAGTATATATGATTTCGAATCTGCTGAAATAGCCAGTAGACTTCAAAAATTAAGGTGATTATTATTAGAGTATGAAGAGTCTTAAAGAAAGTTTATTCGGTGATAACATAACAACGGATGTTCCGGTTAATTTTGATTTTGTTGTCGATTATGTTCGTGATAAAATCCAAAAAGCTAATAAAAAAGGAATCGATGTCAACATGGATTTAAATAATCGAGGAGATTATGAAGTGGAGTTTAATTCGCATCTTTTTAACACCCAAAACCTTAATGAACAAACACGTGTGAAATTTGTAATTGCTCATGTGAATGATACTGTTGGAATAAAACCATATATTATATTTGGTGTAGATAAGACATTTGTATGGAGGGTTTGGAATAGATTGCAATTAGTTTCTGAAACCAAAGGGATAACTTTTAAGTCTGTGTGGGATGATCAACCAGATAAACTAATAAAAACCATAGATGGACTTTTTGAAGGATTCGAAAAAATCCATAAAGACAAGCAACCGATCATAACAAACCCCAGACAAACAACCATAAACAATATTGGGTTAGCATTGTTTTATAATAAAATGAAAAGGTGTTTTAAGTACCCGGATCTTCAAAAGATAGATTAAAAAAAAGGAACTCGTGAGAGTTCCTTTTATTTTTTCTTAGGACGTCCAGTTTTTGGTTTAGTTAGACCTTGGCCGCGAATCCAACCATTATCTAAATATTTTTGGAGAGATTCTTTTGGTATTACTTTTCCTTGGCCGTTTTTATTAATCCATACACAACCTTTTTTAGTCATTCCAATTTTCCATCCATCATCTAAATATTTTTGAACATCTTCTTTATAAACCATCTTTTGTTCACTACCGTTATTAATATATATTCTATTTTTATTAACGGATGTTAATTCTCCAGTTTGTATTCTTGGATCTTTAACAGAAACGGACATAGTGTTTCCGTCTTTATCCCTCACAGTTATTCGTTCCGTAGTTAAATATTTATAATTTCCGGTTTGTAATCTTGGATCATCTTTTTTCATCGATATTCTATTCCCATTTTTATCTTCAACAACAACTCTTCCGGATAATGAATGTTTTAATTCTCCAGATAACCATCTCGGATCATCGGTTCGAACCCTAAATCCTCGACCATTTTCGTCTTTAACATTTACATACCCTTTTCCTTCATAAACAAGTTCGCCAGTTTTCAATCTAGGGTCATCTTTACTTACGCGCAACGCTTTATTATTTTTATCTCTTACAGTAACCATTCCTTTATTAATAGGAATCAATGTTTTATTTATTCTGGGATCATCCACGGCAACTGCAATTGCTTTACCATTTTTATCTTTCACAACACATTTACCAATAGAATCTAATTCACCTCCACCAGGTATAAGATTATAACATTCATCGTCGTTAATTTTATCTTCATTAACAACAGATTCTTCGTATTTCAACATAGATTGAATATTATCAAAGAATCTTAAAATGTACTTCGTGAAATTTGCGGCACCGTATTTTTTATAAGCCATTTTTAATCTCGATCCAGATCCTTTGTATTTATCCAAATATTGATCAGATGTATGCACACCAATGTAGTAATGTTGGTTTAAATCATTAATTATCATATAAGCATAATGATATCTATTATCATCTCCTAAAAATGGAACATCAACAACTCGTGTTTTTATCATAAAAAATAAAACGTTACTATTTATAAAAATAATAACGTTTCGCATTAAGATATTTTAATTGGTTTAATTAGTTTCAAAAGATTTTGCTATTTCGAGCATTTTTTCTTTGGAAATCTTATAAGGAATTGGATCTTCAATACCATTCATATAAAAAGCCCATATTCTTTCCTGACATGTACCACACAGGCCGCAACTATTTCCGTCTTTGTCTACATCATAACACGAATGAGTATTGCTCAAAAATTCTTTAATATCATCTTCCGTAAACTCAAGAACTCTGGCAGCATCTAACCCCGCACCTAGAACTTCGGCTTTATTCATATTTACAAACGGCGCGATATAATCAACCCTTTCACTTCCCCAATTGCTAATTCTATAAAGTTCTCTTGCCATTTCCTGTGATTCCGGTCTGCAGTCAGGATATGTTGAAAAATCATTTTTATGAATTCCCAGAGAAATTAATACATTTTCATTGGTCTTGTTCGCCCAGCTAAGTGCTTTTGTATAAATACATGCACTGAACACAATATTGCGATTTTCAATTACCGTGGATTTTTGATTTTCACTATTATACGCATCATGCGGAATATTCGAACCACCAACATGAAGGGCAGATGCAGAATCGGAGAATACATCTTCGAGATTAATCACCTGGTGACTAACAGGAAGTCCCTTGGATTGGAGAAATTCAATATTCTTTTTGATTTTTTCAAGCTCAATCCGATGTTTCTGACCGTAATCAAAACTATAACACCTTACTTCTTTTCCCTGTGCGAGAAGTGTAAGTAAAAGGCAACTACTATCCATCCCTCCCGAACAACTCAATACTGCTTTATTTGCTTTAAAATTACTCATATTCTTATATTAATTTAAATCTCCATAATTCTTCATAATCTCTTCCATAGTCTCGAGTCTCTCCTCAACAGTTCCTCTCAATTCAATATAATCAATATTCATAGCATCGAGAAGATCTTTGATATTCTTATCGATTTCCTTTCGAAACTCTTCATTGGTTGACCTGAACCCATCCCATTCAACATCAAACTCGATAGGAACATAGAAATAAACTACATCTGGGTTATTATCCGTAAATTTAATAAACTGATTCATCTGATCCTCGAGAAACTTCTCTCCTTCAATCCCCTTATCCTTCATATTATAACATGTATATGCCAAAACATCTGTTAATCCACGATCTGAAATATAAGGTGCACCCATTTTCGAAAGAATTTCATAATACGCATCAAATATTCGTTCCTGTCCTCTCATATTCCCTTCTTCATTTACAGAAATATGTTCGTCTTTCGCGAGGTTCCTAACAACCTCTGTGATAATATTCATTCGATCTTCAAAATGATGTAAAAGTGTTGATTTTCCGGTTCCCTGTGCACCCGTCAATATGTACTTCATAATCAATCAATTATAAATTTATAAATTATTAATCTTTTATTGTATTAATATATTGTTTTATCTTCTCAAATTTATCTTTTAGTTCTGAAGGAATCAGACCTTCTGTCATCGTTTCAATATTATAACCTTCAAATTTTTTAATATCGGTAGAAGCCTCCCCTTCGTCTGGTTGAGGGATTCTCCAAAGATTTTTGAATTTTTTTACCCACACCGAATAAGCATCTGCATATTTCTTTTGAGCAATTTTGGATTTGTCTATATATAATTCTATATAGTCATCTTTCTTTACGGCTTTGGGTATCTCAAGAATTTCATCATTATAAAATCTCCAAAACCGGATACTTTTAGTGTTTTCAATAAATTTAAGGGGTTGTCCGGGTTCATACTCATAAAATCCACGAACTGAGTTGCAATCGGTGAAGGTCAATGCAAATACACTTCCCAGATTTTTAATATTATCCTTGAAGTATGGCGTATGAATATGTCCAGAAATGATATTCTTACATTCAATATCTGTCCCCTCTCTCACCAGATCGGCGTGTGTGAAGATATGAGTGATATCCGTCTCTGGGTCACGATCGGGGTTACTCCGGAAATTCTCTAAATATTCTACCAGATCATCATGCTTGATCCACTCGTACCAAGGGACGAATAAACAAGTTTCATCTCCCCAACCATCACTGAATTTATACTTTGTGATGATATTTAATACACCGGGATATC